TCTTCCCGAAGGACACTGCGTTGTCCCACGCGACAATGCGGTAGAGAGGACGATCGTTCTCAGACCTCAACAGGAAACCAACGTTGTTGGCGTGTCGATCCCTCACCCCGGCGAGGATGTCGCAAGCTAGCAACTCCCTCCAGAACTGCTTCGGCACGACCGTGCAGGTCTCAGTGAGCGTTGCACCCCACTTCGGATCGTTAACCTCCTTGAGCTTCGGCTGAATCTCGTTGAGGTGGTGCGCAGGCATGAACAACTGAGCTGATGCAACACGCCCAGGTACTGCCTTCTTCGTGAGAAGTGTCTCTGGAACGAGGTGGTCATACCCAAACATCTTCGTTGCCAGGTAGTAGGCGACCTCGTTCAGCGGGTGACGATCTGCGGGGATACCACGCTGTCGGTGGTGGCCACTCGGCAGCTTGGACTTCATCACCTTCACGATCGCCTTCACACCACCTTCATAGGTAGCGAGCAAGGCTCCGCTCTTACCACCAGGAGCTTTCTCTAGCTTCTGCGGCTTCTCATTCAGTACGAGGTCAGCAAACTCGCTCACGTCACTTCTCGATCCTCACAATCGTGGCCGACGATCGCCTTGTTCAACGACTCTACCGTAAGAGACTTCTTCAATCCAACGTAGGTCATCTGACCCCGTGCATTGAAGCCCATCCCAGGCGGGAGAATACTCAGTGAGCACCGGCAGAAAGGGTGAACAGCGCCCATCGTAGCCTTCCACTCCGTACGAGATTTCCCCGTCTTGGATGGCCGGTTTGCCTTGCGACCAACGTTGGATCCGTTGGCTAGAATCTCACTGAGCTTGAAGACTCGTGGAGTGACCTTGTCTGGACGAAGGTAGAGCAGGACGCAAAATGAGCAAGCATCCGGGTGAGGACGCTTGTACACGCGAGGGTCACGGTCAGCGCTTCGGTGAGCAAGTACGATCGCCTTCGCTTCCTCCATCGCGCTGTGCATCTCGGTATGCGCGATCCGCAACCAATCACGTTTGAGGTTCTTCGTGGCATTCCGAATATGGCGAGCAACTTCCTGTGCAGTTGAACGCTCATCTACCCCACGCGTGACCTCTCGTCGGATCGTCGTCAGACGCTTTCTACGAAGCTTGTCGTCTGCATCTACCAGAATTTTACCTGCGTCTGTATCGAACCGATTGCCGAGACCCTGCACGTGCTGGCCAATACGATCACGCAGGATCGAGATCGCTTCATGCTCTGCATCGGTAATGACCTGAGGGTCTTCTCGAACCTGCCTCCAGAAAGCCTCTGGCACGAGCTTCTGGTACTTGGTCGGATCATCGATGTCGAACACACGAGCCACCTCCTCTGGAGGTAATCCGTGAATCTGAGCAAGATCTTCACGCTCAGCCTCATGGCTCATCTGCGCGAGGGCTCCCATCTTCTCCTCACCAGCGATCGACCCAAGCGCATGTGCCGCACGGGCGATGTCTTGCGGCAGAAGCTTCTCTTCACGAATCTTCCCAGCGGCGCGCAGGCGCGAGAAGTCATCAGCGTCGATCGCAGTAGGACCAAACATCTCCGCTAGGAATGCGAGATGCCCGTCGCGGATCACCTGCTGGATGCGGCGACGCTGAATCGGAGTGAGGAGGCGCTGCGCCATTTACTGCTGCTCCCTGACAACAGCAATATCAGGAGTGCGGATGGGTTGGAACTCGCGAAGATTGAGTTCGGTGGTGCCGAACCTCTTCTTCTTCTCCTTGTCCGACATCTCTTCCCACATGGTGTTCTCTTCAAGCCACTCAGGAACCTCGACGCTGAACTGCTTGCAGTAGAAGCGCAACGCCGGCATGTACCTCGTCAGGTACAAGAGGTGTGATGTCTTCGTGTTCGGAAGGAGGCGGTTCTTGAATGGATCAGCGAATCCTTCAAGTTTTGCAGTCAGCTCCTCCGCGTTGTTGATCACCATCACGGATGCAGGAGTTGCTGCATGAACGACCGGCATACCATCGTCATCCTTGACGACACTCAGGATGAATAGATCGCTCATTTCCTCTTGGTCCTCTTCTCGGTTGGCCCTTCCTCACCCTGAAGGTTGAGGGTCATCACGATGTGATCGATCGTCTTGGCCAAGTTCTTCTGAATCAGAGGGATCGTCTTGCTCCACTTTTCTGACTTCAGCGCCAGCGCATCAAGCGCGGCCTGACCAAGGGAACTTGAAGCGATGTCTCCTTGCGCCTCGTGGGAGTACGACATCGTGTGATGATCCCAGCGTCGGAACATCTCCGCAGCGATGTGGAGCAGCATCAGCTGAGAAGCTGACAGCTTCAGAAGTCGCTTCTTGGCTGCTAGCAGAGGATTCTTGTTGGGATCATCGACGAGCAGGTGCTCGTCCAGCAAGGTGCTGCCTTTGACGTGAGGCATCTCCTGAACATCAGCAAGGCGATCAGTTTTCGCTGCGCTGATGAATAGAGACATCGCCTTCAATCCATCCAGCACCTTGGTGACCTGATTGGTTGGGTTGGGGTCGCTGAGAAGGTCATCGGCAAGACCACGAGTGTCCACCTCATGTCGGCGTGCATTGGCGAAGAACCGATCACGATGCCGATTGGGTGCCGCTACGAATTGTTTCTGGAAGGAAGGGTCATCCTTGAGGGACTCGTACTTCGAGAACACTGCATCGAGTGCAGGCTTGATCTCCTTGTTGAGCACCTTGTCCCATGCCTTCTGCTCTTCGGGAGTCTCCGGCTCCTTACCCATGAACAGTGCAGCCTGCGCGCCGAAGAAGGCGAAGACCGCATCCTCGTACGTCATCTGCTGGCTTCCGAATCGGTACTGGGTCAGATCCTGCTTCAGGTCTTCTCGGGTGAGCCCTGTGCAAGCCATGAATGCTGCGAACAACGCGCCGCTCTCAGTATCGGTTCCATACCAAGATCCCAAGAACTTCAACTGAAGCTTGCTGAACCCTCGCTTGTGACCGTGGTTGAGCAGGTAGTCCGTCAGGTCACGATCTCCACCGAACCCACCAAGGAATGCGGATGGCTTGTAGTGCCAGGCATTCTCTGCTGGAGCCGTCTGAACTCCACCCTCCTGAGGCTTGAACTGCTCCTGAGGTGGATCTCCGTAGCGGATGTGGCCCTGCTTGTCGCGGTACCACTTCCCGCCTCGTGCACCCGGCACAAACACCTGACCGCGTGCCTTGATGATGTCACCACGATCAAGTGACAGCACCAGAGGCCGATCATGGAACCGGCGAGGGTCGACATGCTGAAGCACGTCGTCGATCTCCTTGCAGATCATCTCTAGGCGCTCATCGTACTCAGACACAAGACGATCGACGATGTCCTGAGCGACGGGATGATCTGGAGGGTGAATACGAAAACGGAGCTGAGCCTTGACGATAACGTCAGTGCCAAGCTCCGTTCCTTCTCCGAACAGGTCGTCGAGGTCCACGACCCGCAGCCTACACTACACCAGGAGGCGAGTGAGGTCGTTGTTCAGGTCGATCGGCTGGGTCGGAGGGGTACCGCCAAACCCACCCTCGGCGATGGCCTTGGCGAGCGCCGCATCCGAACCATCGTCTACGTACTGGACCCAGTCAGTGCCTCGAACCGAGACGGACTTGCGCACCGGTTCATCAGTCACCGACTCGCTGTCGAGCGCCTCGTATGAGTGACCGTCGGCCTTCTTCGTGAAGTCTGGGTTCGTTTCCCCTCCAGGCCCAGCGCGGAACTTGGAAGACGACCTGAGCTTCTTCTTCTTCATCGCCTTCGAGTCAACCGTGCGAGGCTTCCGAAGCATCTCGATCGATCCAGGCGGCGGTGTCGGATGACCAACCTGTTCCTCACCCTTGGCAGTGAAGTCCGACTTGGTGATCGGGGTGTCACAGTGCGGGCACGAGCAGAGCACCGCATCGTTCGGGATGCCCAGCTCGGACTTGAAGAGATCATTGAAGTTCGTTTTGGACATCGTAGAGGTTCCTTCTGGTTCTGACTTTTGTACCACGTTCTTCGGCTTCATAAGAGTAGGAGGACTCATGCTGTTGAGCAGGGCCGCGCCGCCTGCATCCAGGGCTCTGGGTGACTTCTTGCTTGAAGTCGTCGGGCGGGCGCTTGCAGTAATCGTCGGGTAGGCGCGGTTGAGGTCGTTGAGATTGAGGCTACGGAGCCCCTTCTGCGCAGAAGATCGTGCTTCCGATGGGGATGTTCTCTTGGAGCCTGCGAGTTTCTTAGCCTGCTGCATCCAGGCCGGCGCTTTTGACTGCTCGATGCTCGGCTTGGATCCCGCTCTACGCGCGACCCTCACCGAAGCATGGCTGTACGCGTTCCCCGCACCCCAGTCTCGGTTCTTCCACTCCCGGTTGATGGATGCTTGCTCAGAGGGTGATGGGAATGTTCCAGTCCGACCTCGCGGCGGTTCAGCCGAAGGGGTCGCCGCTTTTGGCTTGGTAGCTTGGCTGGTTGGCTTGGCAATGCGCTCCACCTTCACGTTGCCAATGTCCAGCACAGGCTTTGGTACAGACTCCCGCTTCAGGCTGGTAGGTTTGGTAGATGCAGAACTGCGTTCTGGTTTTGCTGCTGACCTTGGAGTAGTGGAAGGTTTTGATGGTGCAGCGGTTGGTGCAGCGGTTGGTGCAGCGGTTGGTGCAGCGGTTGGTGCAGTGGTTGGTGCAGCGGTTGGTGCAGCGGTTGG